CTAGATTTAGGATCTAGTTCCTTCGGAGTGCAGGTTCGATTCCTGTTATCCGCACTAAACAAATTAAACTCTAACCAGTATGTAATACATAAGAACGTATGCATTAGAAGAGTTTACATAAAAAAAGAACCCACCATTTAAGGTGGGCTTTGTTTACTTCAAATCTTCTTCTTGTGCTTCTTTGTATTGCTTGTTCGATACATGAAGAATAGCGCCTAAGAACGCATCAATCGCCATGATCGTACCGCTTACTTGCTGTGGATATGGTAAGTTCCACAATCCAGCAAGCGCCAAGTACAATACTGATAAAGCGGGTAATACAGTTAGTGCGATTTCTTTTAGTAAATCATAAGTCTTGTTATTTTTAATAAGCATTTTCTTTTCCTCCTATATTTTGTTTCTTAAATAATTTGAGATTGCATTACTTGCTGTTTTGATTGCATCTGCGTCACCGTTTGCGATGGCGGAGATTTGTGCCAACTGCAAACGGCTCATCTCTTTTAAATCAAGCAATTGTTCGGTCATATCATCACGATCCGTTTCTAATTTGCATATACGTTTTTCGTGGTCATCTAATCGTGCATTCTGTTTTTCTTCAGGTTGCTTAAATTTAACAGTCCATCTTTCCAGTATTGCTGTAGCACCACCGACTGTAACGATAGAACCAGCGATCCAAAAGATAAACGTGATTATCATTTCAGCATCAAATTTTGGAATCATACGTATCACCACCTATCTAACACGAATTGTCTTACCTGGATAAATCAGATCCGGATTAGCAATTCCGTTAACTTCAGCTAGCCATTGCCAAGTCGTACCGTATCGAGCCGCAATCGATGATAGATTGTCGCCTGGTTGGATCGTGTAATACTCTTCACCACCTCCGGAATTACTTGCATTAGCAGAACCTCTAATTACAATCTGTTGTCCTGGGAAAATCACATTAGGATCATTTAAGCGATTGATTGCCGCAAGTTCCTGCCATGTAGTTCCGTATCTCGCCGCAATTCCGGACAGTGTATCACCGGATTGTACGATATATACGTCCGGTGCTTCAGGAGCAATAACAGATGGTGCCGGAGCATAGTTATCCGGTCTATCTGCTGTTGCACCAGTGCGATAGATTGATGGGTCAACAAAGATTACATTTTCGTCTAGCGTTCCATAGTTGCTAGTGTATTGCTGGATAGTGCCATATGCGGATGTATCTACCGTATGGCTTCCGTCGTTATTGCCCCAAGCAGCTACCCACTTATCGTATGGGTCACATTCAGACGCTAGATATCCAAGCCATGATAGCGATGTATAAATCCCTGTGTAGTATCCAGCTGAAGCAACAACATCGCAGAATGCACGAGACATAGGAGCAATATTATCGTGTGTGATAGCAACGCCATTATTTACTTTGTAATGGTCAGCATCCTCCATATCGAGCCATACGCCTAAGCCAATATCAACTCCGCTAATAATAGATAGGAAGCGTTGTGCTTCTTCAATTGCCTGTGCCACATTCAAAGCATAGGAATAGAAATATACGCCGATAGTGATTCCTAAACGTTGACATTCTGCTACATGTCGTCTGAATGAATAGTCTTCACGACTTGCCACGCCAGCACGCAGAATTGCATATCCGCCAGCATATGGTGTGAAGTCAAAATTTGGTTGATGTTCTGAAACATCAGGTACGTTATAAATTCTTCCCATTTGTTTATTCTCCTTTCTATTTTTCATCTGCATAGCAAATGTTCTTTGCTTTGCAATATACATCTACATAGGTTTCGTTCTTGTCGCCATTGTGAGTTACCTCACAATAATCTGCTTGCCCATTTGCAGACGACTTTAAAACGTTAGTGCTGACAAGTGCTTTCCAGTTTTGTAATGTTTTAGCGAACCATACGATATAGCAATCTTCAGGTTTAACCTCAACAAGATTTACTTCTGTCATTGCCTTTGCCGCTAATTCTTTTGCTTTTTCAATCATTTTTATTTTTCCTCTTTCTTTCTATCTAAAAAGGCGGCCGTATTGGTCGCCTTAATAGCAATACTTAATTTTCTTTGTAATAATCCCACGCTGAACCAAAGCCTGGCTCGTTGCCTTTATTACCGTCAATGGTTGAAACAAACACAATTCCTCTCGCAATTGCTAAATCACCCTTGTTGTAGGTTTTCTTTTCATCCCACGGCTTGATTTCAACCTTTGGTTTATCTTGACTGTTCTCGCTTGCTTTTAACAACTTGTAATGCTTCGAGTCCTTATCCGGTGTATTAATTGTATCTGATGTCACAGATTCAATTACTTCGTATGGATTTCCGCCATACTTGAAACGTTCACCTTTTTTATATGGGAATTTGAATGCATTCCAATCATCCAAGAACTTCGACCACTTGATTACATCTTTGATTTCTGCGTTCTGCAGACCTAACGCAATAAAGTGTGCTACTGCTTCTGATTCTGCTCTCTGCTTTGCTAGTTCCAGCTCCGTTTCCGAAATTTCTTCAAATTCAAATCTTATAGTGACATTTAATTCATCAACTATCTTTGTTTCAAATCCAACAGGCTTTACTGCCTTAAATTGATAAAGGATAGTTTCTTTTCCACCACTAGATTCTACAATCTTTGCATTTGATACGTTCTTTTGGTTCATGAGAACCGCTGTATCGTAGACTTTATTGAAGGGAATCATCAGTTCAAAACTGTTCTTCTGATAAGAAGTGATTCCGAAACTTCTTCCATCATTTAGTTTAATTTCCATTTTTTAACCTCGCTTCTTATGCAACTCTGTGCCAAATATTAACTGCGTAGTAAGGCGGTGATATGCTTACTTCCGCTGTTTGTCCAACTACAGCGGTAAAGTGATTCCATCCCGCAAAACCCTGACTCGCTCCAGAAACAACAAATGATGCATTTCCCAAAGCACTTACATTCGTATCGTTAGTAGCCTTATAGCCGATAGCATTAACATTTCCATTAACAGCACCGATTGCGGCGGACAAGTTTCCATTGCGGCCGTCTCTTTGACCATGAGAGTGAGTGAAACTACCACCCTGCGACTTAATAGGTGTATTTTTGCTTGCACCGATCAAGAATCTATCTTCAATCTTCTCCCATCTGCCAAAACCGAATAATGTGGCTGGGCTCACTGTCGCTTCAGAAATGTAAAACGAGCCAATCGGATAAACTCTTTGCAAGAGTTGTGATTGCTCGCTTTTAATTGCATTAATTTGATTTTGCAAGTTGCCGGCTAAATCTGTGCCTAGTTGATTCTTGATGCCTTCAAACCATGCATTAAAAGTTTGAATATATTCCTTTTGCAAAACTTCTTGATTAAAATCGTAATTAACTAATGCATGTACAAATTTTCTTGAGTCACTTACAGTGATTTTTGATAAATTACTCGGATTTGCTGGAACTTTTACCAGTCCAAGTAATAGATACGTTTTATCGAGTGTTGGTGGAACTGGTGAACTTGCTAATGTTCCATCGATGCACACCGGAACAACTTCTCTATTTGTTTCATCAAAGTGTAGTGCAACTGCAGTTATTCTAGATAACGTGCCATGTGCTTGTGTTAACGGTAGCGTTATTACAGAATCCGCCGTAAACCATCGGTTATTTAAAAATGCTCTACCTGGTCTAATTTGAACCTGCATGGATGCTTGTTCAACGCTGACCTGTAGAGCATCTGCCGATGACTGCACTACACCATCACTGATTAATCCACCTAAATAATTTGAAATATCATTTGCGTCATATGTTCTATCATATGAGCCATCTGTATTTTGTTTTGCATTAAAAAATCCTGATCTATATGCCATTATCTACCACCTCCATTGTTGGCAAATATGTACGCCCTTCTGCTGAATCAGATAGCGTTGTCGAAGAAATGAGAACCCGTACATCATTCCCATCAAAAGATTTAACGTGAGCGATATCTCCCAGAGAATAATAATCGTCAAATTGATTATCCAATCCTGAATCTACTTCTATATCGTATTGTCTTTTAATATTCTTTAGCCCACGTGTAGCGTATGTTTTTAGCATGTTCTGATACTGTTGGTCACTTAACTTATTACCTGCTATTTCAGAGCTATAATTTGAGCCATCGATATACGTTTCAAATCTATTCCAACCAGTTGCATCCCCAACACTCTGTGTAACTCTTGGAGTGTTTTCTTTATCTTCTCCACGAATTAACGCTACATTCAAATACTTGGAAATATCGTCATAGTAGTCATTTGAAATCATGTTGCCACGCTCAAAAGAAAAGAACACATTCGTGTTCCTAGGTTCTCTAATCTCAAGCAGATAGTCTCCGTTAACAAAAGACAAGCTATATCCCAAATTAAATTCTTTTAGAGAATCTTCTAACCAATCTAAAATGTTAGCACTTTTGATTATTCCATCAATCTTATATTTTTCTAAAAATGCATGTTTAGATTTATCAAATTTAATTGGTAATCCTCTCATGTTTTGAGAAATGACTAAATCAATCGCTTGAAGTAAATTTAGATTTTCTTTTCTGATTTCTTCCCAAATGATTCTTCTAGATAGTAGTGACTTTGCACATCTACCACTTGAAATAAGAATCAATCCTTTATCTAAAGACACTTTAGTTTGGACCTTCTCAATAATCATGCGATGCGATAGTTCTTTATCCAAATATATTTGCTTACCGACCTTTAAAATTTCAAAGGTTGTTTTTAATAAAGGCACTTCTAAAGAAAAGTCACCTGTTGATTTAAATGATTCTGTCCAAATCAAACTAGAGTAATTATCAATAACACCCAACAGTTTTAAGCCGTTATTTTCTGTAATGTTAATAATCATATTAAACCCCGTTATATAGCGTTTCGTTTTCAACAATTACCTGCATGTGCTTCACTCCCGATTCAGCGTTGACATAGATTAAATTATCCCCAGACAACAACGTAATCCAATCGCTTGTTCTATCCAAACTATCAATCATATTCGTTTTATCTAAGGCTACATCGTCTATATAGAAGATGCTCTTTTCACCGACAGCCGTTTTAATTAAGAGTTCATCATTACTATTGATTGTTGCTTTGATATGCATTCTCTTGTCGGTTGTCTGATTATAGATTATTGGATTAATCACATCCCCACCAATTGCTTTGATGTGGATAGTACATCCAACATCTTCTGTACCTTTGTTCAGAACAGATTGGTGATCTGTACTTGATAAACTACCAAACGGAACTGGCAAAGTAATGCTAAATGGAAAATGGAATCCATAACTTATCGTATTATACGATGTGATGGATTTTGTATTTTCTATGAAATATGGAGAAAAACAACGTATTGAAATAACAATTAGGTCATCTCTATAGAACTGTTGATCGCTTACGCCTTCTACAAATCCATCGATATACGCGTTCAAACTAGGACTATAGTAATATACCCTTACTTTCTTTTTAGACATAAAGAAAGAGTGCAGAGCATGTCTATTTTCATCAACAGGCTCTAGCACTTTAATCCTTAGCGTTAGTGTTCTTATCGATAACCTAGCGCTTGTCATTCGTTCACCATCGTAATTCGCACCTTTAGAAGCACTATATTCAGCACTTACAGGATTCAATCCATCAACCGGATCACATAGAATAAACCGATTATCATTTCTGAAGTCTAACATCTTTCCGTTAGTTTCAATAATTAAATATTTATTTCTCATATTAGATTGTCTCCAGCAATGCTCTCTTCAATTGTCTATAAGTTTCTAAAGGACTAAGTTCTTTAGGGCTATAGTTATTTTGATTAATAGTAATTGAGCGTTTTGATAATGAGTTGTCTCCATCTGTCAATAAATTCTTGAGATAGTTTTCAGACATAATGACTTCTCTTGCAGTTTCACCACCACCTAATAGCTTATTGCCACTAGTGCCAAAAATGGTTGCTCCATCTAAAATACGCGGATTCTTTGTGGCGCGATCAAACCAATCTACACTAAGATGCGGAACTTTTGGTGGCACTAGAGAAAATTCTCCTGAAATATTAAAGTGTGGCAAATCAATATGTGGCAGGCTCCAATTAAAATCAAAGATTCCCTTTAGCCAATCAACAATCGGAGAAACAAATGATCTGATACCATCAAAGACATTTGTAAAAGTATCTTGAATTGTTGTAAGCGGTCCTCTTACTGCATCGATTAGCCATTCTGCCGCATCACCAATTGCTGTGAACACTGGTTTTAAAACACCATTCCAAAAATCTGAAATAGCGCTAAAAACTGCTGATACAACCGTCACAATCCCATTAAACACTGTGCTAAAAACTGGCATTAACACATTACTAAGAAATGCTCCGATTGCTGTAAATGCAGGCAAAAGAATATTTTGCCATGAGCCAGCAATTAAACTAAAGACTGCTTGAACGACTTCCCCAACAGCCATAAAAATAACCTGAATAATTGGCCACAATATATTTTGTGCAAAATCACCTATTGCTTGTAAGGTAGGCTGTAATGTGCTAGTCCAAAAGCCAGCAATCGCATCTATAACACCACCAACTACTTCTTGAATATTCTTCCATGCTTCATTAACAAAGTTTCTAAAATCCTCGTTATTCTGATAAAGCAGAACTAATCCTGCAATAATTGCACCAATTGCTAATAAAATAGGATGCCCTAATAACACCGATATTCCACTAGATAATTTGCCAATTGAGCCAGTGATGCCAGAAATAATAGAAATAACAGGACCTGCTGCAGCCAAAACCCCAACAGAAGCAAGAATAAACTGTTGCATACCAGGGTCTAATCCTTCCCACTTATCTATTAAACCGACAACGGTATCAATTAATGTGGCAATAACTTCATTTAAACTAGGCATGACCGCTTCAGCAATTTTATATCCAAGTAACTGTATGTTATTCAACGCAATTTTAAAATTGTCAACAGGGTCTAAAGTTGCTGTATAAGTATCTGCAACAGAGCCTAATGCATCTTGCAATGATACGCTAGAATCAACAAACATGTCTGCAGATAGAGTGCCATTTTGAAAAGCGGCATATAACTGTGGACCAGCCTTTGCACCAAATACAGAAATTGCACCATCTGTAGAAGATAGTGCTTTTACGAAAGCATCTTGCATGCTGATTCCTTCAGCCATTGCGTTTGCTTGCACCTTTTTTAAGCCCTGCATAGCAGTTGAAACATCTACACCAGACTTTTCTAAGTTACCCAGTAATGAAGCTGCACTTGCTGCGTTTAAACCCATGCCCTGTAGTGCTGTGGCATTCGATATAAGCCCTATTTCCAGTGCATCCATGCTTACGCCTGTATCCTGACCCACTTTATTCAATGTATCTAAAAAAGCGCCTGTATCATCCGCCGACAATCCGAATGCAGAAATTGCTTTCTGCACTTGATCTATCGACTGATTAACATCGACACCATTTATTTTTGCAAATTGTAAAAAACGATTTGATAGGTTATTTAATGTCCCGCCAGTTGCCCCAAATCGTGTATTGACCTCTCCAACAGCTGTGCCAACATCTTTAAATGAAAACTCTGTACTAGTTGCTATTAGCTCAACAGAATCTTGCAAATCTTTTAATGCGCCACCTGTAGCTCCAGTTTTTTGGATAACTGTATCCATTCCGTCATCAACTTGTTTCCAAGCTGCCATAGACGCAGTTGCAAGACCAGCAATTGGAAGTGTCAGACTCTTAGTCATCTCATCACCGATAGGTTTAAGTGATTGGCTAATTCCACTCATTGCATTTGTAAATGAGCCTAGGAATGATTTACCTGTATTTCTTCCGGCACTTTCACCAGCTTTTGGGGTTTCTTTCCCCAATGCATCAGAAATAGCATTTCCTATTCCTTCTGTAGTTGGAATAAGTCGCACATAGGCGCTTGCTAATTCAATTCCGCTCGCCATTATGCACCTCCATATCTAGACTTATTGAAGTCATCTACTGACATATATGTTTTGCAAGTATCCTTTTTTGAACCCGTTTTTTCTTTACGACCTAAAACTAGATCTACTAATCTGGTCGGCATCTCCATATTTCTGTCTCGTATCAAAAAATACTCAATCTCAGATAAGCGATCATGTATGCTTGGAAGCAATAAATAGTCAGAGATTTCTTGGATGCCTTGCATTTTCTTATAAATTCTTGATTTTGCCCCTAAGCCGAATACAAGAACTGCCACTTTTGTTGGTGGAAGGTCCTTATAGTTAAAAAGGTGATAAGTCTCTGCTAGATCGCAGGTCAACTCATCACCATATTTATTAACTATTTCGGCAAGGGCAATTAGTTTTTTCCGATATTAATCGAAGACATGAAGCTCGATAATTCTTCACTCATCTTGGTAGCATGTACCACACCATCGTCAGACAATGAACGTACGTGTTCTTTAAATGCGTGATATCCATCTTCTCCTAGTAAAATCTTCATAGCTGAGATAAGAGCAGTGGTATTTCCTTTATCCGCTTCTCCCCATAATTCAACTAATTCCCAGTTATCTAACGCGCTATCTTTAATTTCAATCTCAAAACCTGTTTTTGTCTTGCCTTTCATTGTTTAATCCTCCTATGCAGTTGGCGCCTGATAGTAATCGTATGATGTGTTTCCGCTAGCATCTAGCATAGCGCTAAGTGTTACGTCATATTCGATAACAGTGTCTTTCTTGTATGCTAAGTCTCCAAGTTCTGTAATCTTAGCATTTGGCACAACGATACGAGATAGTGTTCCATCCAGCATGACAGTATCAATAACCCATGCATTAGCAACTGGCTCTAATGCGTTATGTTTAACTGTCATTGATGCTGTTGTTGTTCCATCTAACTTACCTGTAACATTCTTTTCACCATAAACAGCCTTCTGCACAATATCGCTAAGTGTTTCAATCATCTTAAATTTAAATGATTCTTTGTACTCCGTTTGAACAGTTGTTACTACACCGCCGCCCCATTCTTTAATGTCATTAGAGCTTCTTGATTGTGAGCGTGTAACACCTTCCTCAGAGATGTATCCAACACCTTTAAAAGCTGCATCTAAAGCAGTCTTTGCATCTGTAGGTAGTGTGGTTCCAAGCGGAGCGTAATATACAGCGCCTGTGACTTTAGGGCTGCTTGTTGAAACGTTTGTTGCTTTATTTGTATTTGTTTCTGCCATGTTATTCCTCCATAAATTGTCTTGTTACAACAGAAAAAACCGCTTGATAGCGGTACTCTTTTGTTGCGATATTTGTAAAATTGTAATCATTAATAAGGCGTATAGATGACAGTCCTTTAACATCTGCGTAGACCATTATCTTTTTAATTTTCTCGTTTAATTGAGCCGCCTTCAATAATGATGATGCGTGTGATTTAATTGCAATCGTTGACGTTGTTACCCAGTCTTTACTAGATGTTCCTGTTTTCTCGACGATTACATACTCATCAGGAGCGCTCTTAGGTCGCTCCATATAGGCTTTAATACCTTTACTGTTTAGCAGTTTAATAATTTCTGATTCGACCATTATATCTACCCCTGTGTACTTTTTAAAAGCGTGTTGTTTTCTAGATTATCCTCTTTTGCCTTATCGCTAGCGGCTTTGACAAGAGCTGTAACACGCCCATCTTTTGATGAGTGCATTATTTTATACTCGTAGCCTTCACCTGCTCTTGATACCTGCCTACGTGCAAGTTCTTCTATATAGCCCTGTACTGCAGGACAGCGAAGTAACTCACCTACGCCTTCTCTATTGATTTCTAGACGTTCTAAAACACCTTTACTCATAACGTTCTACATAGTACGTATCATTCCAGCGTAATGGAATCATCTTATCAATGCCCTTTTGAGGTAATGAGAACACGTGCCAGCGATAACCATAAAACTCTACAATTGCATCAGTCCATACATGCTCATCACCTTTAGGAATGCCAAGTTGATACTGCGCTTTTTTTCCGTACAAATTAGTTACATCTAGATTTTCTTGGGAACCTACTGGAGCAACAAGAACATCATCAACTTTTATAGGTTCTCCATCGGCATAAATTGGAGCATTAAACTCATCTACACCTATCTGAACACTAGTAATGATTTTAACAGTAATACCCTTAATGGATGCCATATAGGTCCACCATTCCAAAGCGCTGGCGTGTTAAGCCTAAACGCTTTAGGTCTTTCTTTAGGATAGACATTCCACCACCTGTATTCACATATGTTCCTGACCATGAATAACCTAGTGCAGACTGTGATTCTTGCGAAAGAGTACTTGCATTATCGGATGATAACTGGTCCAAATATCGCGAAATAACATCTACAACTACAGATTTTACTACGTTTGGTAGTATTTCGCCCTTAGCAATCATTTTATCTAAGTCTTTGCCAACCCTTTTAGCTTCTTGACGGAGTGAATCAGAAACAATTGGCAATAACGCCTCTACTTGTTCCTGTTCTGCATTTGATAAAGGTTTCCAAATAGTATTGACATCATTTACGCTTGCTAGATTGTTTGCCATCCTTTACCACCTTCTTCTCTTTAGTAGTTACAGGAGACGGTTCTTCAACCGCCTCCCATACGTCACTAATTAAAATAGATGAAACATCAATCACACGTCCGTTTTTAATGTTTCTATACTGCATGATTAAGCCTTAGCAATCTTTTTGAATGATGCGTTATCTAAGATTCCCCATCCGACGTAAGTTTCTGCACGTAGTACAATCTGATTTGTACGCTTTAGGTCACCCTGTCCGTCTGGATCACCATACTCGATGATTTCACATGGTACATTTTCAGTGTATCCCCACTTAAATGCATTTTGGAAGTCACCGACAACGGCTAAGTCTTTAGATGTGCCAAATGAAACTGTATTGTTCACATCTGATGCCATACCATAGAACGCTTCTGGATTTTGTCCGAAACGGAACTCAGGATACTGCACTACACCATTAACCTTAAGTTTGGACAATGCTGCGCTGAAGGCCGGAGCCATTGCGATACCTGTTACAACGCCATCCTCACCTGTGATAGCCTGTACAGCAGTATCAATATCTTCATCTTCCTTACCTGCAGTTGTTGTAACTGTAGCAATTGAAGCCATATCGAAGTTCTTATCCGCTAAGCTAGATACAGAAGTCTTTGTAGCTGGATTAACACCGTGGAAAGCGCAAATATCTAACGCACGTGCAATCTTAGCGGCAAAGCCATCCACAAATGCTTCCAAATAAGGAAGTTGTTGTTCTTCAGACATCTTAGTAAATTCATCAGTCAAACGATGCTGATAAACAAACTTCACTGGTGTGATTGTTACAGGGTTAAAACTAGCATCACCAGCAGGCTTCTGATCCCCTTCACCTACGATAGACGCTTCACCATCCATCGCGAATACCATCTGTGTATTGCCTGCAAACGGAATAGGTGTTTGATTTGATAACTTAGCAAGAGATGAATGTCCCTTAGCTTTTGAAAATACTTCTGATACTAATTCTGCTGGAAATAAGTTTGTTGATTTTGTAATAGTTGCCATATTTTTTATTCTCCTTTAAGTGATTTTGCTAATGCTCTAACTGCAGCATTCTTTCCACCATCATGCTTCTCTTCTTGATCAGCAAGCGGTGCAATAGGCTTGTTTTTGCCAATCAGTTTTACAAGAGATTCTGCATCTTTGCGAATATCATCTTCTGACTCTCCTGATAATCTTGACGCCATTTCATACGGTAGTCCTGTCTCATGAGCAATTCGCGTTTTTACCGAGGCGGTCTCGTAGCTCTTGATCTTACTGTCTCTTTCTGTAATTTGACGGTCGAAATCAGCGTACTTTTTTGCAGAAGATTCAGCTTCTTTTGTCAATGAAGCAATCTGCTTGTCATAATCTCCCTTAATCTTGGAAAGATCGTCAGGGCTTGTATATTCTTCGTATTTTTTTGCTAGCGTTTCACGCTCTCTCCCTAGTCTATCCTTGATTAGATTGTCTAACTGTTCCTGTGTTGTGATTGGTGTAAAATCTGCCATTTTATTAAGTCTCCTTTTCTCCTCTTCAATCCGTGAGGTATACGTAAAAGTGATGCATATCTAAAAAGACGACCATTCATAGTCGCCTTAGTAGAATACTTTTTGTTTTCTGCGTTCCTTCGTTTTCTTACATGACCAGAACGCAAAAATCATTGACTCCATCAGAGATACATCAACTGTATCCTTGATGGATTTAAAACCAAAACCGCCGTTGCTTCCAATCGCACGGCGTTGCACATTTGAAACTGATTGAGTTAATGATGGTTGTCCTTTATGACATATCATCTTCTGATCTAAGCACTGTTGAAAAAGTGCATTTGCTTCAATGACCTCTGATACTTTAGGAAAGATTGGCTCTTTCTTAATACCAGCCTCTTTCATTGCGTCTGCAAGTAGCTGCTGCCCACTTGCTCCGTCTATTACTACATTTTGTAGTTCTGCTTGCTTTAAGAAACGAACCAACCATCCCAAGCCATTACGTTGCGGTTGACAATCGATACTCTCAACAAAGATTAAATCATTGGTTGTTTTAACCGCAATACTTAATGCCACATTCTTGCCATCTGCGCCAAAGCGGATACCTGCATATAGTTTTCCTTTGAACTTAGGAAGCTTATCAATAAGTAATTCTTTCCACTGTGATTCGCTGATATCCGATTTCAGATTTAACTTGGTCCAGTATCCTAAACGCTGAATATTGAAGTCTAATTCATCCTCACCGATTTCATCACGTATCTTACGCTCTGTTAAAATCGTACCTAGCGAAGGATTTGTCTCATACCAAACATCTACATCATTGACATCTGTCATGCTCTCGACTGACCATTCTGCCCAGCCTGTATTGCTGGTCTTACCTGCCAATGTATTTTCTCTCATGTGAGTAAATACTGTACCAGACGATACCATTGTAGGTGGTGTCCCGCAGAATATCGTCTGTGGATTTGGAGATGAAGAAACAACATACTTCAATGTAGTCTCTTGATCATTCTGATATTCCTGTGCCTCATCAATGATGAGCAGATCATATCCTTCACCAAGTCCACCTTTAGATGTTCTTGTTCTAAATGATGCAAGTCCACCACCTTCTATCATTTCAATTTTTTCCAAGCCATATTGACGAGTGACAATAAAATCTTTTTTTTCTTTGTATCCTGCCTTTGCTAGAATGTCATACAAACGGCTAAAAGCTGAACTAGACGTTGGTGTTCTGTGCGCTGTATGTAGGATACGTTCCCCTTTAAATAAGCCGTAAATCTCACGTATGGTAATAACTTCGTTCTTACCATTTCTTCGCGATACAGAATATCCAAACTTTGAATGCACCCACAGTTCTTCATCATCATAGGAAAGTAAGTCATAGATCAATAACTTCTGCCAGTCCTGTGCTTTACGTTTTGATTTTTCATATAGTTTTATTGCTTCTTCTCCATACGTCTTGTCGTATGGCAATATAACGGATTGAGTTGGTGTTTGGCGACCTAATCTCTTAGTGTCTGCCATAACTCCTCCCTATCCATTTTTGTTAATTGGTGGTCCAGTTGCCTGCAATTTGCTCATATTAAACCTCCATAAAATAAAAACACCGCAAAATTATGCGATGTTTTATTCCATACCTGCTAATCTATACTGCTCATGAATCCATTCGCCTTCTTTTTTGAAAGCATCTATTGCCTCTTGCGGCGCATCTTCTTTAAGTTTGCAGTTAATCATATATGGGCCGTAAATTTCTTCAAGTTTTTTTATCTCTTCAGGAAAAATTAAAACCATTTTATCACCTCTTCAAAACCATCAAAGTATTGTATTCTGTTTCCACTTCATCAAAAATTCCATGTGAATACATCTTTTCTGCATATTTACTGATTTCACCTACATTTTCATCTGTAATCCCTAACGTGTCAAGTTTTTTCTTACATTCAACACGTAAATCATCAATATAATTGTGATAGTTTTCCGACGTGATTTTACCATGTTTTTTTTCGTACTCTTGTGCTTGCTTGCAATGGTACATTTCATGAAACGGTGTCGAATATGGGTCTTTTTCAGCAGCATGCCCCTCTTGCAATAGAACTAATTTCTTTTTATCACCAACAACTGGTGTATAGGAAATTATATTATTTGTCGCATCATACCGTGCAATAGCATGGTTAATTTCTGCTGAATCCGTGATTAGAATAGTAGGTTTATTATTTACATCAATATCGATTTTCTTTATAGCAGTTTCCGTTACCTTGCTGATATTATGCAGAGCTTTAGGTTTAATCATGGCTTTATCAGAAATATACACATTGTCATAACCGTCTACTTTTTTTGCATTAATCTCTGTCCCTCTTAACGTATTGAAGATGGCTCCATTCCCGCGGATTACAGGTTTATAATTTTGTACAAATGATTCATTTGATCGTATCCGTTTTTCTCTTTCTTTATCTTCACGTAAGTTTATCCACCGATTAGTTTCCCAATCGCCTTTACCCTGTATAACAACTCCTCTTTTTGTTGTGTAGGTTATAATGCAACCACATCCAGGATGACGTTCAAACATGCCCATTTCATAAGCTTCATCATATGGGACATCTGTTCCGCATCGCTCTAGACACCAGTGGCAGACATCGCCACCGCCTTTATCGGTAGTATGTACGCCTACATCGTCATATTCGCGTGAAACCAAAACGTTAATGCCAGATTCATCCATGAATTTGGTACTTCGTCTACCTATTTCATCTACATAGTTTTGAGAAGCTGAAATAAAAGTATTTTCCATAATATTGAGCGCTTCATCTACATCATCATAGCTCTCAAGCTTAGAAGAAATATCTTCTGCGTATGTATTATCATATGAAACTGTAGCAGGTTTTAAATTAACATTTGCTGTTTCGTATATGACATTTTGTGCTTGCAACGCTACAGTCATGACATCTTGATAATTTGCTTCTAAAATCGGATTTAGAATCTCTTGCGTAACAGTTAAATCACCTTTGCCGACTTGTGATATTGCTTTTTTTGCCAACTGTCCTGAGCGTTCACTATACTTTTGAGCCGCTTCATAACTTGCTTTGCCACTCTCAATCAATTTTCTAAGATGTATAAGTTCAGTGTCATTCTCAATCAATCGCAAATATACTGCCGTTGCTTTCTGAACAATATCGTTCATTAGAAGTTATCCCCATCTATGCCAAGAATATCTCTCATACTATCGTTGCCGATATATCCAGGCACTGCTTGATTAACTTTTAGTGCAGCATCACCAAGCGCAGCGATACCAGATGCATCAGGTGCATAGATTGGTTCCCACAATGGTTTTGTTTCATACACTTGATTTCTTGCGTATGGGTACTTATCACGAACACACGCCGCAAGATATCCAGCATTGAGAAAACCAGTACCGAATGAGCGCTGTGCTTTTTCTGCAATAGATTTTAGATTTTCGTGTGAAGCTCTAATTGCTTCATAGCTTGTTGGGTTTGAAGATGCGATTCCTAGATCATCAAGCGTTAAACCAGTTTCCACAGTAAATAAAGCCGCATACTCTTTAATTTCTTCAACGTATGGTGACAATTGAGCCTGTGAGAACTGGCCAAGTGTAGGAACACTACCATCTTCTCCCCTGTTAATCTGTAGGAAGTCTGACATTGATGCTTTACCTGTTGCATTAATTGGTTCTGCATCAACATCCATTCCTAACAAGTATTTTTGTGGAAATGAATTAACTTCAGAGCAGATAGCCATGTTCATCAATGCATCCTTTGCGTTGTTCTGATGGCTTATACAAGCACGGCTTATTCTAGAATGGCCAAATGGTCGTTTTGCATCAGGTCGGTTGATAATAGGAACCAATAAAGGGTATGGTGCTGTGTTTTCTACTGAATATGGATTATCTCCTTTTTCGTAGATAACTGTTTTACCTTTTATAAACCATGCTTCAATCATCGGATTATCGTTATCATCACGTTTTAGAACTGCGTATCCTTCGACAAGCATGCCTGTGATAGGGTCCATGATGCCTGTAGCATTACCACCATCGATAACCTGTAATCGTGGAAATCCTGTTTCATCTTCTGAAATGTAAATAAAGTTACATGATGTAATCAGCGCACCAAGAATTGCAGAATCATACAAAATATCACTGTTATTCATTTCGAAAATTTGTTGCATATTAAAATTGTCGTTCTTAAATCCTCTAAACCGTAAGCGATCGGCCATCGAGTCAACCGCCTTAGTACACCAGCCAAGTGTAAACTTAAATTTGTTCTGTAAATCTGCTGGCACCATTAAATTTCTAGGTTGGTGAAAATCCTTCATTTCGTAGTAGCGATATCTTGTTTCTACTCTGCTTCTTTTAGACAATAACTTACGTCTCAAATATGCTATGCCTTTGTAATTCATCATCATGTGTCCTCCATAAAAAAAGTGGCTATTTTACTAGTCACTTGTGAAAAAAATGGTATTTCAGCGAGAAATATTCGCAGTAACGGGTGTGGGTTGCGAAATGCGTGGGTGTAGGGGTCACTCCCCCCCTATGCTTTGTACTCTTTCCAGTCCATTGACTGTGGCAAAACCCTGTTATCTATGCTCTTATCCGCTATGTATTTTTTGTTAATAACTTTGTCTGACTTGCCACGATTGCACGATAGATGTGCAAGCTGCAAGTTCTGCAAATCTGATGGATGTCCACCCTTTGATATAGGAATAATGTGGTCGACCGTCGGACTCATCGGATCAGGAAACTTCAGTGAGAAGTCTACAGGCTTTCCACATATAGCACAGATTGTTTGTGTTGCGTATATCGTCTTTTTATTCTTGTCAAACGCAGCTCTGAATGTTCCGTCTTTGTCCGGTCTATTTCTTGCGTATTTGCCCTTCCCCATGCATTTCTCCTTCGTCTTATGTACATTAGAAACTATCAGCAAAGTATGTCATATGAGTACACATGTAAAATAAGCCAAATTAATTTCAGAGGGAAACTGCTGATAGTTTCAAATCTGCATAAGAAAAAAACCACAAGCATTTCTGCTCATGGTTTTCGCCTACGCCCATTATACACCTAAAAGTCGTGGGACATGTCCCAAAATTAGAATTTATAAAAACCGTTATAGCTAGTATTATTTTGTTTTTTTTCTTTTTTGTCACATGTAGAAACTAATTCATTAGGAATCTCAAAATCACTTACCTCTACCTTAGTAGATTTTTCATATATTCCTAATTTTTTATATACATCTACTATATTTTTTCTTGTGTATTTTTTCATATTTCCTCCTAATTGGTTGCCGTAACTATCCATGGTCTGTCATCATTTTGAATGATTTTTACAGCTGGAGTTCCTCCGAATGTAATCATAAATGAATGGTGAACACTTAAAACTTTATCTTGTAATTCTTGATCATCTTCAAAAGCGGTAACTTTTAAGCCAATGCTACGACAATAATCTATATTAAAATGCCTTCCGTGCTCTTTAGATTCATCATGCTCATTTAATTTAGAAACAATTTTCTCGGCATCAGTTTTATTTTTTACCATTCCTGGATGCAACCATTTTAAAACTAATTCATTTGATAATGCAACTGCTTCTTGTGCTCTATAAACAAAAGCGGCAGGATACTTGTTTAATAAAATTGCCCAATAATTTGTACTTGCTGGATTAGAAATAATCTCCGTTTTTGCTTGTTCGAATTCTTTTAAAATACTATATGCTGGTATTCCATTAAACTGAGGGTCGATTGGTCCTAAACTCGATTCCTTTCCCATAAAAATTTCTTTAGAAGAACATGCAATCATTGTTCCGGCAGACATTGCTAATTGAGGGACAATCACACGAATATTATTTTTGAATTTCGATCTAAGGTAATCAACAATCGCTTCAGCTGCTAGTGGAGACCCACCAGGAGTGTGTAAAATTAAATCCAGACCTTTCTTTGCATCAACGCCTTTCATGGCATTCATAAAACCATTCATGTCTTGATCGTTCATATCACTTCCGGGGGCTGATGGCTTATTTAAAAATGAGGAATAATACGCAATAGTGTTCCTATTCGTGTAGCTTGACAGTTCCTTTAAATATTTAGCTCTAATTGAATCAAACTGATTTGGGAAACTTCCCATTTCTTTCACAATTTCATCCCAACTTGCCATTACTAACACCTCTTTTATTTTGTGACATAATATTACCATAATTTATTTAGGATTTCATTAACTTTCCTTACTATTGTACTCTTTCCAACATATTTCAACTTGGCCAACTCCCTTAAAGTTTTATTATACTTGTACCTCTGCTCGATTAGTTGCATGTCTTCTTCATCCAGCTTATTCAGTTTTACCTGCACACGACTAATCAAGTAAAGCAGGTCTTGCTTTTGCTTTATAAGCTGGTCCTGCTCTTGAAATAACTCCAGCATATTGATGTCGCTGTAGATTCTAGTACCTTTTTGATACTTCGCTTCATCTGGGCTCATGATCCTAGGACTCCCAATCGAAGTTAACTGCGCGTCAATCTCAGCAATGCGATCATTGACCATCTCAAGCTGTTTCTTATATTCGTAGTGGTTTCTTAATTCTCTATCAACCACCTGTATATCTTCTCTATACAGTTCATCTATCATATGAATTGCTTCCCTCCATTCAATCTTCTTGCAATGCTTCTATTCACCCAACTTAGTCGATCTTCAAGAACAAATAACTGATACGTATTAACTTCATGAAATTCACGTCTTTTATGAGCCTCTTTTACTCGTGCAATTTCCTTTTCCAAATCATTTCTTTTCCTATACAACAAAGCTAGTTCAATTTGCTTTTTATCTATCGTCATCATCAACACCTGCTATACGAACCGCCACCATCATAAAGACTCCTAAGAACATGCCGCATCCAAATGCAAGAATTGCAATCATAAATTTTCATCCTCCGGCATGCTATAAACTTCTGCATTGGTCCAGAAGTTATCTTCGATAAAATCTAACATAACTTGCTGTGCTTTTTCTTTTTTTAAATAACTTCCAAGAAGATAGTCATTTTCATTAATAACCGCTCTTACTTGAAACGTTTGACCATCTTCCGAATTTCTTTCTTGTATATATAGTTTTTCTAGTTCTGGTCTGTAGTAAATTATTTCTCTATTTTGTGTTTGAATTGAGTACATTTTCTTCTCCTTTTTTCTTATTCTTGTGAGTGTAACAGAATCATAACTATGTAACGCTCATTTCAAAGTAGTATTTTCTTAATAACGCTTATCAATACTGCTTTATCTTGTTTTCTTCTGTTTTTGAGTGTTACAAAAATCGAATGTTACACTCACGCATAAATTTGTATTGTTTTTATCACATGCAAGAATGTATGAATCTATCCCCATTTTTCTGTATGGTTTATTGATTCTCTAACCTCTTGAATGTCCGAAGGCTCTAACATGATGTACAGCATTGTTTCTGCGGCGCTCTCGTGCATCAGTAGCTTCTGTGTTGTTAGCAGGTCGTGTGTGCTATCCCAGTACCAACGACCATATGACTTCCGCAAGCTATGACAAGCAACTGGATATTTGATTCCAGCTTCATCAGCAAGTTGCTTAATAATTCTCCATGCCTGCTGTCGTGTAATCGGATAGCCCTTAAAGCCTTGCCGTGATTCGAATATATATTCATTCATCTGAATGTTATATCGTTCTATATACTCTCTAACAGTGGCGTACACATCAGCATTCATATTGAACTGCTGGACCTTCCCTGTCTTCATCTCTTTGCAAGTGTACTGTCCGCCTGCAATATCCCTAGGAGTTAGTTCTATTAACGTCTCAATGCGATTTCCTGTGTTCACTCCAAGAATCAGAAGAATATAGTTTCGATACCATACGCGATATTTCCATGATTCAGGAGCGTGCTTATCACGATGGTTTAAACAACAGCGTACCATTTCATCAAAATCGCTTTTAATAAATGGCTTTACAATTTCCCTACCATGTTTATCTTGTGTCTTCCGAAGATATCCTTTCGTGCGTTGCAAACGTCTAAGTTGTCTCATTGTCACTCCAATCCAGCGCCTGACCGCATGAACAACAATACAGTTGTCCCTCTATCACAACTTCATTCCTACTCCCTAATTTTCGTAACTCACCTTTACAGTTTGGACAGTTTCCCTGCCGAACTACCGGTGTACTTTGATTGATAGGTTTCTTTGGCGTTGCCTTATCAACAAGTTCCTGTAACGCTTTTCTTGCAACCTCTCTTTTGGCGTCTAACTCATCCCTATATGTTTTATCGTCAACTGTTTCATCAAACATTTGTAACGATACAGCCAGATAATCTAATGCTTCTTGATATCTATTCATTTAGCAACTCCTTAATGATCTTCTTCATAAGTTCTTCCTTTTCTCTTATTTAATTTTTTATAAAATCAAACTCTGCTGTACATTTTTTAACATTTTCTGTTTTGCTTGCTTATAATAATCTTTCTTGATTTCAAATCCATAACAAGAACGATTTATCTCTGCACACGCTCTAAGTGTTGAGCCGCTGCCGGCACATGGATCTATGACTACATCGCCTTCATCGGTAAAGATTTCAATCAACTGTTTCAGTAACTGCATCGGTTTCTGTGTAGGATGGATCTTTGGTGTAACGGTATCCCTTTCCCATTTAAACCAGTTGAAGATCATCCGATTGTGATTATTGAATTTCGGTAATTTATCACGATATAAAACAACTGCATATTCTGTTGCTCCAACGATCTTCATATTTGCTTTTAACACTTGCCCCGAATAATTTTTGATAAACACAAGCGGATAATGTTTCATAAATCCATACTTTTTCCCATACTCAATAATTTGTTGCATTTGTTCAAAAGCACAGAATACAATCATTGCCGGTGCTTTTCCAACTTCTTTAGGTTCTTTGATTAGCATTTTTGAGCAAAAATGCATATATTCAGGAATTCTGAAATAACCATCGGTATCAAAGAACGATGACTTTGCCTTTTTACTTTCACCGTTCTTATTGTCACCATCGACATACCATGACGGACTGCTTGCATACGCATTTTCAGCAAGATTGTACGGAATGTCCGCAATGACAAGTTGTGCTTTTGGGATTTGATAGCGTTTATAGTTTTGAAAACTATCATTAAATAACTCTATCTTCTGCTGTTTAATCATTTTCTCTTCCTTCCTGCTGCAACCTGAGCACCCTTTCAATCAGTTCCTTTGATGGCGGTTTTCCTTCCGGCAATGTTCCATCTTCCTGCTGTCTGATATAATCAGGCATTGATATTTTTGTAGATGTTTGTAATGACTTTGAATCTTCTCTTTCAGATCTTGCTATCCAGGAGTTGATGAATCTCATAATTCCATTTTTTGTCTTCCGTTTGGTTGGATTAGTTTTTAGCCATTGACTCATTTTAAAAATTTGGTCTTTTATATCCACATTCGGATATGCATCCGAAAATTCTTTAAAATGATTTTCTGATATATGGAATCTAGTGCCATCTTTAAGAATCAAAGGTGGTAATTCCGTTGCCTGTTCGGATGCAAACAAAGTTTGCTCCGGACAAGTATTTATATATTTCTTATATTCTTTATATTCTTTATTTATTCTATTGTGTGCAGCCAGTGTGTCAGTCAGTGTATCAGTTAGTGTGTCAGTAGGTGTGTCAAACTGTGTATCATATAGTGTGTCATCCACTTCTTCAAAATCTTGAAATTTACTGTAATTTACTATGTTTATTTGAGTCCATGACTGTGTCACTGTGCGTGTTATTTGGTGTTCCTCTTCAAGTAGCTTTAAGAGTCGCCGAACAGTGTTAACTGATAAATAGGATTCTTTTGCTAAATTTCTTGCAGATGTGATTAATGAACCACGTGGAACAAGTATTCCTTTAAAATATGCAGGTTTCCAATTTGCCTTAAGTAATAACAGTATCCAGAAGCCGAACATATTAGGATAGTCGTGATATCGCCACTCTAATATTCGGCGATCAAGTTTAATGTATCCCTGTTTCATATATGCCATTTGCCACACTTGCTAATAAGCATTTTCTGTGGCATATCCTTTCTTTAAGCTGTATAGTTGCAACCAATGCTTAAGCGTTAGACCAGTTATCGCCTTTCTATTTATTTAGTTTTGCATTGGTTGCAGCTAACGAACGCGCTCCTGCAAGCGAACGTAATACTTCTCGATATGTAAGCTCCCTTTTCTGTAGTATTTTGTATATCTGAGATGCAGTACGTTCACAAATGGCATCCCTTGCAGTTGATTCTAATGTTGCCTTTTTCATGTTCTTTTTCTCCTATTAACAGCCGTAGCTGTTCTAACTGTTTTTTAGTTTGATAAAACTTGCATTGTAAGCATTCATTCTTAACTTCGAACACTCTGTATCCTGCCTTAATTGGCGGGCAACATTGTGTTTCTTCATTCCACCTAGTGCATTGCTGGCAATCAAAGCATTGTTTAATCACATTGATCACTCATCTCTTTTATTTTTCTTTGAAATGCATCCAGTTTTGCCAGTTCGAAATTTAGTGCGATTTCAGCTTGATCATCATCCAGAATTGTTATTCCTTTTGTACTAATCGGCTTTACTGGCTCGCCTTTTAAGCGACGAAGTTTATCTATTATTAATGTGTTCATTAGTCGATACCTACGATGAACATAAATACTTTTGTAAATAGTGCTAGATAAAATCCGCAAATTATTGTTTTAAAAAATAAATCTTCTAATTTAATTGTTTTCATGGTCTACCCTTTCTGTGTTAGAATTTGAGTGATAGTTTTGGTCTATCACTTGGCGCTGTCCTTTGCTGTGGGTGCGCCATTTTTCTTTTTCCACTCTTCATATCTTGCTTTGAATTCGGGTTCGTTCTGCTTATCATTTAGCACTTGTAACGCAAGATAGTTGAGTGATTGAATATCAGTTTTTTTGATTGCCATAATCTTGTAAAACCTTGTTGATGAAGTAAACTTGCCCTTTGCCAGTAACCCTAGTTGTGCGGGTTACTTTTGGATCATGTCCACTTCTCTGTACGGTTCTTTCGATTACTTCAAATAACTTCATTTCCATACTCTTCTGTGTAGGCTCACATGAGTGTTTGAAGATATAACCGTTATCCCTTAACCAAGCCCATAGGCGATTTCCACCAATCTTTACGCCGTTTTGGCAAATCAACTTCGCAAGGTCGTATACAAGAATGCTAGTGTCGGATTGTGCTACCGCATCAGCAAATAAGGCTTTAGGCTTCATTTCCTTGTTTTCGACTTCCAGTGTAGCGATTGTCTTATGTGCAATCTCTAACGCCCTTGCCATTACTCTTTCAGGGCTATTCCATGCGTTCTCAATTTGAATGAAGTACTTTCTAGCCTGAGTGCCTTTTTCGTTACGCTGAAGCATCGCTATTTGTTTTGCTGTGTCAATGGTTAGCTGGTAGTCGTCAAGTTCTCTAATTTGTACCCCGCCATTGTTTGGAACCTCCGTTAACTTTTTTACGGTGGTATAATCTGTGTTTTCAACCAGCCCATACTGTGTCATTCTGTCGAACCAACTGTTAAATCTTTCTGTTGCTTCTAAGAATTCATATAAATCTCTTGCTGATACTGTGATGCGTTCTGCATTTGAAGTATCAATCTTTAATAATTCGTTCATACTTTCCTTTCTAACCTCCTATAATTGAAATGAAAGGAGGTGAATAATATCGCTAGAGCTAATGTGAAAGTTATTAGTCAATCTTCAACTGGATTGAATACAAAAGTATCTGTAAATGGTCATATAATGACCAACAATCAAGCCTATAACCAAGCAAAACAAGGCAAGATTAACGGATACAACGGATCTATTTCTTCAAACGGGAACAAGTACATCCGTTCAAATCCTGATAAGTCAACTAATAACAATTTGGAAAAGTAATTTTCTATGGGAACTCATTCATTAGTGGATGAGTTTTCTATTCCAAGTAATTTTCCATTCACAAATACTTTGTAACCATCTTGTGTGATACCAATAGAATCATTTCCATCTGTATCTATACTTGTAATCAATTCATCATCCATATTTGTTACTTGTACTGTGATAGGTTTCGCTAGAGATTGACCAATAATGTGTAAACCATCGCTTTTCATAACTATTTTTTGCGTTTTTGTTTCTGCTGCTTTATCCATACGTTCCTCCTTTCTGAGTTACATTTTTTGTAACTATAATTCGTTAAAAAAAGCGTTTTCTGATATTGTCTTGTCATAACGGCGTAAATAATTTAGCATCTTATCAATATCTGATTGAGTAAACATTCTTGTTTCCAGTTTTTTGCGGAACGTAGGCGCTGATGCACCGATGACTGTTGCCATTTTCTCTTTTGTAATATCAAATTTCGCCATTAGTCCAATCAATTCTCTATTCATTATTTCCCCTTTCTAAGTTACTCAATAGGTAACTACCATGTCTTTATATTACTTTTTATGTAACTTATTGTCAATAAAAATTTACATTTATAGTAATTTTTCTTTCTGATATTACAATTTAATTTACTGTTATCAAAAAAAGTACTATATTTGTAATACGAAAGGTAACATTATATATGAAGAACAAATTCTCTGATGTTTTCAAAAAATTACGCATTCAAAACAAATACACCCAAGAAGATATAGCAAATAAATTCGATATGACAAAAACAGGTATTTCATATTGGGAAAACGGAAAGTCTGAGCCGTCATTAGAAGTAATTGAAAAACTTGCAGAATTATTTAATGTTTCCATTGATTACTTATTGGGTAATTCCACTACTGAAAATGATTATGGAATTATGCATAATCGCACAAACGTTATAGGCGTTGTTCCAGCTGGCACACCTTTAGAAGCGATAGAAGACATCATCGGTGAGATTGAATATCCGTCACGCTTTGCAAATAAGCAAGTTTTCGCATTACAAATCAAAGGTGACAGCATGAATAAGGTTTTACCTGACGGCTGTATAGGTTTATTTGAAAAGACAAGCACATTAGAAAATGGCGAAATAGGCGCTATCATGGTAAATGGTGATGATGCTACAGTTAAGAAGTTTTACAGATTGACTGATAGTTATGTACTTGAACCATTGTCATTCAATCCTGAACAGCACCCACTAATCATAAAAGATGGTACTGATCCAGTGTCTGTAATAGGTAAACTGATTTGGTATTGTTCCAAAGAAAGCGTTATGTAAGGTGTGCGATATGACTGTATATTTAGGGAAAATGATAAAAGAGTATAGGGACGATAACAAATTAAGTATGGACGACTTTGCAAATAAAACAGGATTAAGCAAGCCTTATATTGCGATGTTAGAAAAAAATTTCAACCCAAAGTCCAAAAAGGAAATTATTCCAACGGTTGACACAATCGCAAAATGCGCGAAAGCAATGGACATAGAATTTAATGATTTATTCAATGTTTTAAATCCTAGCAATTCAATCGTCACAAATTTTGTAATAGACAGCCGAATTGCAATTGTTCTCAAAATGATGCAGAACATGACTATAAAAGATAGAAAAAGGACTGCGGAAGTCGTAAAAGCGATGTTTCCTGATTTATATAAGCAAGTCAGCAAATAATGAAAAACAGATTATAAACGATTTTCACGTTTAAAATACACGAAAACAGGAAAAAAGACTCGTTTTTCGTGATTTTTAACTATCAGATACAAAACGAAAGGAGATAAACATGGAAAACTACATACCAGCGGTGATATACGCCCGTTTCTCTTCTTCAGGGCAACGTGAAGAGTCTATCACGGGGCAATTAAGAGATTGTAAGAGGTACGCTGAAGAACATGGCTTTGAGATAATCAATGAATACATTGATGAAGCAAAAACAGGAACGTCAGATAATCGCCCGTCATTCCAGAAAATGATAAGAGATAGCGAAAATAAGCATTTTAAGGCTGTTATCGTTTGGAAACTTGATAGATTTGCACGCAATCGTTATGACAGCGCCATATATCGTTCTAAACTGAAGAAAAACGGCGTAAAGATATATAGCGCTATGGAAAACATCTCAGATAGCGCTGAGGGAATAATCATGGAGGGCTTAATGGAAAGCATGGCTGAGTATTATAGCGCCAACCTTTCCGAAAATGTCAAACGCGGAAACAGGGAAAGTGCATTGCAACTGAAGACAATAGGTAAAAAGGTTTTTGGGTATGGTAGAGATGCGGACGATCATTATGTCATAGACGAAAATGAAGCACCTATTATAAGGCGTATTTTTAGCGAATATACAAGCGGCAAGACAATAAACGATATAATTACCGACTTAAACCGTGACGGTATCTTAAACGCAAGGAAATCGCCATGGAATAAGAGTTCTCTGAATACTATCATCAGTAATGAGAAATATATAGGAACATACAAATATGCTGATTACATTGTGCCTAATGGAATGCCAGCTATTATATCCAAAGAAATGTTTGATATTGCGCAAGAAATAAAAAACAGGCACAAGAAAGCACCGGCACGATCACGTGATGCTAAGTACCTATTAACTGGTAAACTATTCTGCGGACACTGTGGAAGCCCTATGACTGGAGAATACGCCACTAGCAGAACAGGAAACCGTTACTATTACTATACTTGCGTGAAATTTAAAAAGCGAAAATGTGATAAGAAGAGAGTCAAGAAAGATTGGATAGAAGAAGTTGTAATTACTGAATTGATAAACCAGTTGAACGACATGGACTACATAAACAAACTTGCTGATAGTTTTATGAAATACCAAAAGAAGCAACTAGAAGATAACAGCGATGAAAAAATGATAGAGTCCAAGATCAAGGACGTTACCAAGTCTATCAACAATATAATGAAAGCCATCGAAATGGGTATCATCACAGAAACAACAAAAGCACGCCTTGAAGAGTTAGAACAGAATAAGGCGCAATTACAAATCACGCTGCACAAAGCCCAGGCAACCAAGCCACCGTACATTGAGCGTGATATGTTCCTGTTTTGGATTGATAGCCTAAAGACAGATACAGGCAACTATGACTATAAAGAAAAACTTATAGATACATTCCTGAACGCCGTATATTTATATGACGATGGATATATAGACATCGGCACAAATCTAATCAAGGGGACTAAACGTATTACTGGTTCGACTTTGGAACAATTAAGCGCACCATTAAAAAGATTTCAACACAACGTTGAAGTCTTTTTTGTT